CTAATCTATATATTAAAGCTAGTCTAAAATAAGTTGGGAACAAAGATTCATCTTGTCTAAATACATAGTCCATATAAACTTTACTTTCAGATCCATAGCCATTTAAATAAATTTTATCTTCATATCTTGAATAGGGTATTGGATTATCATTATTAGTTACAGTTACTATAGTAATAACAGCTGGGTTTGCTGGCATCTGATATGCATATTCATATCTTGATGTTGGTGCATCAGCTAACAAAGATAATTGTTTTTGGCCCATAGCAAAACGCCATGAACATTCTGATAATGTAGATTCTACTACTTCTTCATAAATAGTATTTGTAATTAAAGCTTCAGTAGAATTATCTGTAAATGATGAAATAGGATTAGCTCCTACCATTACTAAAGCTCTTGATGCTATATCTACTTTAGTTACTGCCATTTATCCAGCTAAATTTACTGATAAATTTTTTCCATTAATAGATGTTACTCCATATTTACTTAATAAAGTTAAATATCCGTTAAACATATCTCTTTGTTTTCTTGGATCTTCTGAAAGTAAAATAGTATCTAACCCAGATATTGCTCCTCTAACTATTCCCATTTCTTTTGAACTTAATTGTTCATTAGAAACAATTACATTTTTATTAGCATCATTGAATGATGTTTTAAAACTTCCATCAGGTTCTTTTTTTACATCAAATAATGCTTCTTTAGGTGTGGTTGATTTAACCATAGATGCTGTTAAGGCAACAGCTCCTACAGTCAATGGAATATCTATTGCTCCTTGTGCTGCCATTCCAGCCATAAATGGTTCAGCTTTTGCAAAATCTTTACCAGCCTTACTTGCTTTTTTACCTATTCCCATAGCACCAGCTACACCAGCTTTTGCTTTTCTACCAGCTATTGTAGCTCCTATGTCTGCATCTGATCTTATTTTATTTCCTAAATCTTTTGTTTTTACCCCAGCTTTTCTAACTGTTTCTTTTACTCCAGCTGGTACTCTAGCAGATATTGCACTACCAGCTTTTTTTGCAGCTCCAGCAACAGCTCCTGTTGCTGCCCCAGCTGTAACTGTAGATGCTTTTTTTGCACCTTCTATAGTTTTTTTAACTGCTTTTTTACCTAATTCTTTTCCTTTAGAAACTGTTTTTTTAGCAAGTGTTTTTGCTCCAGTTGTTGCACTGGCTGCACTTGCTCCAGCTACTTTAGCTGCACCTGACTTTGCTGCATTTTTTAATTTAGTAGTTTGTTTTGTAGTTACATTGATTGCTTTTTTAAGCTTTTTATTTTTAAGTAATTTTTTTGCTAATGTTCTAGCTGCTATTGTTATTGCCATTTTTTATCCTTTATCAGTGGGGGATTTCTCCCCCACTTCTTAATTATATTATGCTAATATTACAGTTGTAACAGTAGAAGAAGTTGAAGCAGATACAATTAAAATATCTACTACAGCATTTGATCCACCACTATTTACAATAATAACATCTCCAGCAGTTAAATCAGCATTAGATAATAAGAAATAATCTGCATTATCTATAGTGCCAATAGCATCTCCATCTGTGTAATACCATAAAGAATTAGTATCACCCATTTGAGTTGCTTTTTTAACAGGATTGTCTAGTGCATATGCCATTGATTATTCCTATTCTGCACATTTCTGTATGCGAATACCATTGGTATCAATTAAGATTGAACCCATTGATAGGTATGATGTTAATAGATGAGCTACTTTCTCAGGAATGTAGTTTACTTCAGTTCTTACTTCTGAACCTACGCCTAAACCCATTGAGGATTTATGCCAACAAATAGTATGTCTATCTGTTGCTCCAGATGTATCAAGATCTGAGTGAACAAAAGTTAAGAATCCTAAGAATCTTTTAGCTGTATAGTTCATTCCAGCAAAAGGTAATTGACCTGGGCCAATATAGTCAAGGTTTGACCAGTTATCTTCTGCTAATAGATCGCCCCATTGATTTGGGCCTATTGCCCAATATCTTTGGTCATCATCAGGAACTTCGTTTGTTCCAAATAATGCTTGCATATCTTTGAATTTAGCTACATTCATGTCAGTTGCTAATCCAGCTGTACCATTTGCACCAGCATTGTTTGCTACTTTAGTAGCAGAATCCATAGCTGTTGTAATAATACTGTCAGTCTTACGACCAAGAGCATAAGCTGCGTTGTTTGCAATTACTGCTCTTTCGTCAATGTTGGTTTTCAACTCGTCTAATTTATCCACATAGTCAGATGCATAGTAATCAGCAAGTGTTGCTGTTACGTTAGTGTGTGAAATGTTCATCGCTACAACCTCTGCATGTCTAGCTTTAGTTGTTGCTTCTCCTGTTCCTACTTTTTGGAACTTAACAGATTCACCTGATACACCATTAACTGTACGAATTAAATTTTTAAGCTTACTACCCATTCTTTGGTATGCCATATGTACCTCAGCTTCAAACTGGGTAATAAAAGCATTGTTTATAGATGCACTCATTTTAACTCCTTTAAGTTAGTTAGTTTATGTAAAAAGATTATCTCTTTTGGAAGCAATCGTTATCCTAATTGGGGCGATCCTAATGCCATCTGAGGTCTTATTAAACTATCAGTTACATAAATAACTAATTAATTCAACGCACAAATTTAAATGATTGTATATTTTCTGTAGGGATTACAGTTAAATCGCCAATATCTGTATCATTGTATGACATATAAACGATTGTAGAACGTTTGTTTTTTTCTAATAAAAAACCTTCTGTAGTATTTATTGCTGGTTTGTATAATTTAGCTTCACTAGGAGAGAGCCATTCAGCATGGCTGATAGCATCTCTCCAGAGTATCTTAACTTTTTTACGCTTTGTTTGAGTATTTTTCGTAGAGGTCAGTAACTTTTTTAATGTATGCTGGATCTTTTGCTCCATCTTTCCAATACCTTTCATCAGCCATCATTGATCTTAAATCTAATGGATCAAGAGAAACATCTATTTTAGTTTCTGTACTTGGTATAGGAGCATCTTTATTTAAAGACATAATTTCTTCTATAGCTTTTATTCCATCAGCTGTACTAACCATATTAGCTATAGCTGTATAACTATTTTCACTTAGATTTTTCTTTGCCCAAAGATCAGCTGATTCAATTCTTTGAACAGCATTTTCACCTAATAAATTTATCTGTGTATCTTTATCTGGTAATCCAGCTATTTCATTTTGTACAAAAGCATCTATTCCTTTGTTAAAATCTTCATTACTTAAACCTTTTGATCTAGCTGTTTCTTCCCACCATTTTAATAATGGTTGTTCTGTATCAACATCTATGTGTACTCCATCAGGTAATTCAGGCATTTGCATTTCATATTTTTCAGGTGCGTTGCCACTAATATCTGCTAATACTTCTTCTCGAATAGTACCAGCTAACTCCTCAGTTCTTTGACCTAGTTTTTTTTCTAATGCTTTGTAAGAAGCTCCAAGCTCCTCAACATTTATTTCTTTTAGATCGTTGTTCCAAAATTTTTCAGGAACGTATGATGGTATTTCTGTTTCTGTATTAGTTTCTGTATTTTCTGTTGATTGATCTTCACTCATTTACTGTACCTCTTTTTGCTTTACTTTTAATTAATCCCACTATCCATCTTTGTCCTTCTAAATGCCATAGCGTTTGGTGATTCATTTGTGGTGAACAATATGCGTTGATGGTTAGCGATTCCAAATGTTCCAATAATTTTTTGCCATCAGGCTGATTAAAAACAGAGGCATAAATCTTATCTATCTCTGTTGTTTCTGTTTTATTGGACTTCTTGGTCTGTAGTTTCTCCCAACTCATTTGGTTGCATATTAGCTTGTTGTTGTGCTGATTGCAACCTTGAAACTACTTCTTGTTGTTCTTCAGGAGTTCTTACTAATTTTTCAGGTAAATTCATTTTATCTACTAAGTATCTAGCTATTTCATCTTGTTTAACTACCATGTTAAGCATATCTGGCCCAAATGTAGTTCCTAATATTTCTGAAAATCTCATTACATCAGCTATATCTTGTTGATGTTGTGCCTTAGATAATGGTGAAGTAGATACTACTTTTACCTCTCTATTATTAACTGTTGGTATTTGTATTTTACCTTGCTTAGTTAATATTCTAATTACCCTTCTTAGTAAGGGTGTTACAAACTCTGATTGTAATCTTCCGAATGATGATCCTATTTGTCGTGATAGGTCAGACATTCTTTCTGCTACTTCAGTAGCTGACATTGGTGTACCTTCAGGTCTACCTAATGTTTCCATGTATAAAGCCTTTTTAATATTTGCTCTCATATCTCCTAAGATTAATTGAGCTACATCAAACCTACCAGCAGCTGGAAGTGCTTGTAATCCTCTGCTATTTGGTGCTACAGGAATTAAAGCACCGGGTTGTAATGTAATATTTTCTGGATTTATTACTCCATCATCTTCAAAAGTATATATACCAGATATACTCATTTGAGCATTTTGTAAGATGAGTTCTACTGTTAAGTTTGTAGTTTTAATTGCAGCCATAGCATTAAACACTGGGCCACGACCATAAACTTCTCCTGATGCTTTATTCCATCTAAATGCAATATAAGGATTTGCACCTACACCTTTTAATTCCTTTTCAAAAATCATTTCTTGCATATCCATACAAACTACACAGTATTTATATATTTCTTCATTAGGCTTATCGTAAACTTTAAATACACCTTCTATTATTTTTGCTTTGCTATGACCATCATCTGAAATCTTTTTTAACATTTCTGGCGACATTTCTGCTTTAGGGTATGCAGTCATAAGATGATTATAATTAATATATCTAGTTCTAAAGATTGTATCTATTTTATTATTAGGGCCATTATTAAGCATAACTCTAGGTAAAGGTATTGCTTGAAAGTTTATAGGATTAAGACTATCACCTTCTTCTACTAATATAACAGCTGTTCCAATAGCTAAATCCATGAATGCTTCATGTATTTCTTGATTGAAGTTTGAACCACCTAATATTTCAAATACATATTCAGTAATAGCATCTAGCTGTTCATTAACTGCTGGTATTGCGTCATCTGGTATTTCTGAACCAGCTTCAAAGTTTGCCCAACGACCATAAGTTGGAACCATTCCAGCTTGTAACCTTGAGGCAAATTCTTGTACTCCTACTACAGCCGTTTCATCAAATATTTTATCTGTTCTTCTTTCTCCTATTGTTTCTTCATAAAAAGATTCCCTTTGTGGCATTGTGTATTCATATGCTTCTTCATATTTATCTTTCCAATTATCAAAAATATATTCAGCATCTCTAAACTTTTTTATAAAAGAAGCTACTCTAGGATCATTACCTGAGTATGGTGCATCAGTTTCTGGGTAAGGTGTATATGGCATTAAAATGTATTATAATCCGAATCTAAAGTTCCACTTTGCATTCTACCTAAAAATGTTTTTGCTGATGATACTAAAAATTTTCTGTTAGGACTACCAGCTTCTTTTTGTCTAGATAGAGCTTCAATTCTACGCAAAGCACTTTGATCTCCTCTAGCAGCTGCATCAAAATCATTTGCAACTTTTGGTGTATCTTTAACAGTTGTTGTTTGTTGATTGTTTGTTGTTTTATTAGCATTAGTATTACTTCTATTTAAATTTGTTTTTGCTTTACTCATGTAATTATCAACATATTGGCTATATGGTTTTTTGCTAGCATAATATGCTGAAGTAAAAAAAGATGGCATACCAGTTAATCCAGTAGCTATAGCTCCACCTATTTTCATAAACTTTTGTTGAGAATCATACATTTGTCTTGATAAAGGAATTGCTTCTTGTCTTGATGCTTCATAAGCTTGACGAGATTCTAAAGTAGATACTTGACCATTATCTGTTTTAACAAATGATCTATACTGTCCAGTATCTGTAACACTTCCTAAACCTTGTGATGCTAAATATTCATTTCTTGCTGTAGAATACTCAGTACCATACATTTGATTAGGACTTGTTGTTGAATAAAATCCAGTAACACTATCACTAGCTCCTTGTACTGGGCCAGCAACAGTTTTTCTAATACCTAGTTTTTGTTTAGCATAAACATTTGCTGCTGCTCCTGTTTGCTTTGCTTTTTCATTAGAAGCTTTTGAAGCTGATGAACCTTGACTACTCAATACTTTCTCCATCTCTAAAGAATCCTGACATACCAGATTTAGAAAATAAACTTCTTGATCCTAACATTCCTTTAGCCATTCTTTTTTTTATTCTAGCTTCTTTTAATCTTGCTTCTTCTAACTCTTTATCTTCTTGTTTATTCTTTTTTTCAATATCTTCTCTCAAAGCTTTATCAGCTGGAGTTTCTCTATACTTAGTTGATTTGAATAAATTTCCCATTATAAATCTATTTCAGAATATCCCTCTTTTTTCAACGCACAATATAATTGATATGGTGTAAAGATCCACCATTTATTATATCCAATCAATCTTTGTACATAACTTACACAACTATGTTCTTTAATCCACGATCCCATAAAACTTGGGAATCCAGTCTTTTTATGTTCCATTTCACCATCTAATACTACACCATTCTTCATTCTAATCATTCTAAAAAATGCTTCAGCAGTTTTATCACTTATTGATTCTACTAATAATTGACCAAATATATACTCTAATATTATCCAATGTTTAGTAGATGGATCATAACTAATAACTCCACAGTGTTTAAATCCTCTTCTAAATTTTTTAGTGTGTTTATGACCATCTTCGTTTTCAAAGAAGTATATTAAAAACTTGATCTGTTTTGCCATATTGATTTCTTTTTCTTTTTGTCAAATATATTCCAACCTCTAGTTTTAACTACAGCACTAGGTGTTGATATTCCTACTGTTAGCTGTTTGCCTTCTCCAGCACCCATTAACATATACTGTAAAGCATCATGTACATGAGAATATTTGTTTTTATTTGGCTTTTCATCATACCGATCACCAGATGTTTGTATTCTTCTATAATGATAGCCACCATTAAAACCTTTTTTAAGGTTCACACAGCTATTGTTTAGTAAAAAACCAGACTTGCCTTCTACTAACCTACTCAAAGCTGTTTCTACAGCTTCTATACGCAGAGAAACGTCATTACTTGGAGCTGGTCTAGCCTTAATTCCTTGTGATCTCATTATTTGGAACGGAGTTGCTTCATCTGTCTGCACTCTAAAGTCACCAGCTGGATCACCATAAATATCTATAGTTAATCCTTTGTATGTTTTTGCTATTTCATGTTTTAATAATTCAGTAAATCTAACTATACCCATATCAAAGCATACAAGTTCTTGTAAGATAATCCATCTTCCACTTGATAGCTTCTGTCCAAAGACTGCTGCTGGTGTTAATCCAAAGTCAATACCAATAAATACGTCAGTAGGGAATGGTGTAATAACTTCTTTACTAAGATGTATATCTTCACTCCAACTTGGATAGACAGGCTTACCTTCTTCTAATGATCCTAGTTTATTCATGACATAAACATCAATCCATCCTTTAGTTTTACCTTTGACTATGTTTTCATAGTAAGCATCTGTAATAAATTTTTTATTTTCACATAAAGGATTTCTTTTATATCCAGTTAGTTCGCCTTTATCATCTTTTTTTTCTAATAAAGCAGAAGGTTGTGTATGAAAACTCCAGTTATCAGGCTTGACTAACATCAATGCTTCTTCTTTTCGTATGTGATCTGGCACTGGTACATCACCAGCCATAACTGCCCACCAATGATCTTCTTCAGGTGCATTTGTATCAGCAATAACACCATACCATGATGCACCACCATCACGCATAGAGGGGAATCTACCTACACGCATAGTACAAGCATCAATAATTGACTTAGGTAACTCTCTTGCTTCATTCACCCAGACACCAGTTAGCTCTAATGATAGTAGTTTCTTTACATCTTCTGGTCTATCTAATGCAAGAAAGATAACTTCTAAGTCTGCATCACCAATAGTAATCTGATGTGTGTACGGAACTGACCATCTAAATGGCCCAAACGTATTTTCTGGAAACCAATCCAGCCATGTTTTAATTGTTGTAGTTTTTAATTGAGGGTTCGTGTTTCTGATAACAGCCCAACGAGATTTTCTTCTTCCGTCAACACCTTTAGATTGTTGAAGTGCCCTTCTAAATATTTCAATACAGCAAGCAACTGACTTACCGCTTCCAACTGGGCCTCGAAGTCCTCTAAAGAAATCGTTTGATTTAAGAAAGCCTCTAAGTGTTTGTCCATCTGGTTTATAATTAAATTCCATTACTTGACTTTTGCAATATGCTCAATCAGTAACTTCTCCCTAACGCTTGGCCCTAATGCTTCAATCATCTTATCAGCTTCTTTATCAGTTAAGAGTTCTTCTGGCAAGAATTTTAAGTGTACTTTCTTAACTATTTTTCTTAATCTTTGTCTATCTTGAAAAGATAGAGGAAATTGTTTTCTATTATCTATATCTACTTCAGCATCAATAGGATCAAAATCTGGTGGTCGTACAAAATTATCTGTCATTAACATTTCCATTTTCTTAAAGCTAATGCTTTACGAGTTGGTCTACCTTTTGAATCTTTCATTGGCCCTTTTACTCCTGACATCCTAGCACAAAAACTTTTTTTTCTACCTTTTGACTTTTTAGTTTTGGGATTGGGTGCTGGTGGTTTTAAATTAGAACCATCTTTGTTTTTAAAATATTTACGACCAGCTGCATTAAGTCCACCTGATGGATTCTGATATTTTTTAGCTACCATTAACTAAACTTTCTATAAGATGCTGTTTTTTTAGCTATTTTTTTAGGTTGTTTAGAAACTTGTTTACCTTTAGCTTTTGCTTTTCTTTTAGCTTTGGTAGTAGCTGCATATTCAGATGCACTTAATGCGTTGATTGCTTTAGTAGGAAGATATCTTTCGCCTGTATCACTAGATCGTTTACCAGATTTAGTTCGCCATTTCTGACTACCCCATGCTTTTAAACTTCTTTGTGATTTGGCAAGAGCCATTACTTATATCCACCACCAGCTGCTTTATATCTTTTAGCTAACAGCTGGGCCTTTCTTGCAGACCATTTACCAGCAGCAGTTCCTTGTACGGAACTAGCTTTAATACTGTTAAATAATCTTTTTCTCATGCTTGGTTTAGTATAATTACCAGCCTGATTTACTTTACTAGGCATTATTTCTTTTTAGTTTTTTTCATACTCATTTTAACGCCTTTTTTCATAGCGTCTTTCTTAGCTGCTCTCATTCCAGCAGCAGAATATGGGTATGTTTTTTTTCCGACTTTAGGCATTTGTTTGTTGCTCCATTATATCTGATTTAAATTTAATAAAATCATCAACACTTTTGTTGAGGGTTTCTGTTCTGAATTTAAATAACTGTTCATTCTTTAACTCTAATCTTTCAATCAAGAACTTCACTTGTAATTCTAATTCAGCGTTATGTTTCTTTAAGGTTTTGATTTCCTTACGGATTTCATTGACCTTACTTTCTGATGGTGTCATAGCCATATACCCTTTCTACTCAAAATTTACACAAACTTCAAATAAAAAATCCAGCTGGATCAACACCATGTCATAACCTGACAAGCTAGAACTCTATTAAGTTCCTGTTTTGAAGTGTTGT